GTGTTTCGTCACTTAAGGCATCCCTATCAGAAAGAAAAGCAAAGTCTCTTACCCTAAAAGAAATCTCAGTAGCCGAAATAGTCCCACCTGAATCTTCAGAAATATAAATAGTATCGATCCCGGGATTAGCTACAACTAATTTACCGTTGATGGAACTGAAATTACACTTAAAGTTTTCTGCACCAGAAGATCCTACGTGTTCATGGGCAGAAAGATCGACAGACCCAGAGACTACATTAGATGCCCCAGAGAATGGCGCAGAACCTTTGAGGTAGAACCTCAACATATGCCCATGCTGAATTACAAGATACTCCTTGTTAGCGTTTCCACCTACGTTTACCCAAGAACCCGTAGATACTAACTCTGTATCTGCTACAGTGAAGGGAGACAATTCGTAATCTTGTTCAAATTCGATAGCTTCTCTTCTTCTTCTGCTTCCATCTCTCCTCAGAAGGCAATTACTTTCGTCTACAGAAGCATCAGGTGGAAACGTAAGTTCCCCCGCTTCTGTTATCAGACCTTTAACAAAAGTATTAACTGTTTTCTGATTTAGAGACTGAGGCATTCCGTTTTGCTTTCCTTTGTATTCTCGCTTCTATGAACTTCTCAGTTCGTACTGTTCTGGATTCCTTGAGGGTTCTATCGTACAGTTCGATAGCTTCCTTAGCTTTACGCACAGAGCCATATCTGCCTGCCAAAACTTTGGGTATTGTACCGTTGGCTACATCTATGCGAAATAGTGCAGAACCATCGTTAGCTGGCCTTATGGTTAGAACTGATTTAATCTTATCGAAAGTACACTTACAGGATTGATTGATTATATCTTCTTCAAAGATTACCATTAGAGCCTTCCATAATTAGGTCTTTTGTTTGCCTTCTTAGTTCTGTACATATCATTCTGCATATAGGACTTTAGCCTTCTGGCTGACTGTTCTACCTTGGGATCTGATCCTGCCTTAAACAAAGAGAAACAAACAGACTTACTTTCAGCTAGAAGGTAAGGAATAAGAACTTCATCAATATCAATCTCAAAAGAATCTGATATAGTAAAAGCAGGGAGAACCGTTCCGTAAGCCTGGGTTTTACTGGCTTGCAGAGTACTCTCCAGAGTAGACACATAGCTGTCCATTACAATGTGTTCATCATCAAAGGACGTATAAAAAGAGGGCATTGAGCTAGTGCCAATGACTAGGTTAGTTCCTGCATGGACATCAGTTACCAACATGGTGTTACTTGAACCACTGGAGTTTCTTTTCAGGAAATCTTCTGGTTCAATAAACTTAATCTCTCGGTATTCTACACCACCATTCAAGGATACATTGTATCTCAGAAACTCAATAACCTTACCTACATACTCAAAGTGAGTAGGTCTTGTGTTGTCAGACAAAGAAACTAACTTGATTAGTTCTTTATGTTCTGGAATTGTCCTTGCCGAAATAAGATTGTAGTATGTGTCTTCGATTACAGAGGCTATCTGACCAGCTTCAATGGAGTCACTGATGCTATTGACTGGCTCAGAGTCCATGTCATTCAGTATGCTCTGTACTAATGAGAGTAGAGTTTTATCCATTAGTTGTGAATACCTAATACTGTGAGGTTAGCACTAGCGATGTCCAGGGTGAATGCAGCATCCCCTTTGAAGAACACCTCAAGATAGTCGTTAGTACTAAAAGTACCAAAATCTGTGAGAGTAACAGTTTGCCATGCGCCTGACGCAACTGTTGCAATAGCGTGACCTCCGTTTAATGATGCACCATTCTTACGGAAGATAACCTCAAGGTCTCTAGCTGAACCTGAGGCTTGTTGGACACTCATCGTAATCTGGCAGTTAGCTACGGTATTATCCACACCTGTGTACTTAAGTCTAGCATTAGGAGATGACTCACCTACCCAGTCTCTGTTTAATGACAGTGAAAACGTAGGATTAAATACTGTGAAGCTAGTTGTTACACTATGAGTCTCAGCAGGAGTAACTGCATCAAAGGCTATATAACCATTGACAAAGCTATTGTAGTAATCCCAATGGCCAGTCCCTGTCCCTAAAGCTATGTAAACTTTGCCAGCAGAAGCAGTAGCTACACCTTTAGGTTCATGCAAGTCACTACCTGTCAGGGAAGAGTGTTGTACGTTAGGCATCTAGGACTCCCAATTAAATTGTAGGGAGGGGTCACTAGAACCCCTCCCACTTGTGCAGTTAGACTTCGATATACTCGATGACCAACTTGAACTTACCAGCAGTGAACGTGCCAGTAGCCGTAGTAGTGACATAAGCATTGGCCGAACCAACACCTGCCGTACCACCAACCAGTGCACCGTTGCAAACAACAGCGAGGTTAGCAGCAAGAGCAGCAGTCAGTACGCCTGCATCAATACCGTCGGCATCAATCGGAGTTGCAGTTCCGTTAGAAGCAAGAGACGACAAACCAATGTTAACACTGGTTCCGCCCGCAGCAGCTTCAGTTACAACAGCAGTAGCGCTCTTAATGTAAGAACCAGCAGGAATGAACGGATCATTTGCTTTAGGCGAGATATCCGTCTCAAGGTCAACATCGACAACAAGGGTTTTAATATCCGAATAGACATTAGCACCTTTGTCATTGACAGCACCTTGATCCCCGTTAGTCAATACATAGAGACCATCAGCATTATAGTAAGACATGAATCACCATCCTTTCTTACGATAGGGTCGGAAGAGTGACGACACGAACCATGTTCTCAGGACGATACAGTTTGACACCATATCGAGCCGTAGTAACATACTCATGACGTTGGAAGTCTTTGTTGTACTCGTAGTCAACCTGAGGCATCTGACGCCAAGCACCAACAAAAGGACCAACAGAAGCATCAGCCGAGAAGAAAAGATTAACTTTTCCGTTGGTGCTGCTAAAGTCAATCGTCGTGTTATCTGGCTGCGGCAGAGCAGAGTCAGTAGCGTCAGCGAGGTAGTTCGAAACATAGACATCGAAGCCGTAGATGTTAGCTACAAACTTCATACCAGTTGCGATACCATCACGTACAACACCTTCCCACCGAGGGTTGTTGCTGATATTGGTGATGTTAGAGATCTTATTAATCTCAAACTCCACCGAAGGATCAACAATAGCGGTCAGGTTTACGTCGGGAACATTTGCTTTTTTCAGTGCATAACGAGCACGGGCAAAGTCCTCAACGGTGATACGACCAGCAGCTTCACTGCCAGCCCAACGATGCTCTACACCATCAATCGACTCGTTGGAGTTGGCAGAAACACCAACTTCAGGAGCACCAAGAGTAGTAGTTTCAAAGTGAGCCATAACCGCACGTTCTTGTTCAGGAACAAACCGTGAGATCAACTGAGCCGAATAGAAAGCATCCTGTTCAGCCTTCTTCGTGATGTAAGTAGCCGAAGACAGATACTTATCTACAGTGAAGGTAAACTGCCCAGTGTCCATCGGACGATAGGCAACAGCCGTGTCTTCAGCGTAGTCATCAACCTGTGCCTGACCAATCGAAGGAATATAGAAAGTATCTCCATCGGGAAAGTCAGACAACATACGCACATATTTCTGCGCCATCATTTCATCGCGCAGGATCTCCTTAAGCTCACCGGACCATACTTCGCCGCGAGTGAGGAGATCAACATTACCAGTGGTCATAGCCATTTGGTTTTCTCCTATTTAGCTTTGTTTTGAGACAAAGAACTACAAACCAAATTTATCGCCCAAGCGCTTTCTATCTTCAAGTATTTGCTGCTGGACTTTTGGTGAGTAGTACTCATTTTTGTTTGTCCTCCTTAGGTTCTGGTACCAAGCCCAGTTCCTTTCGTCAGACTTTTGCATGTTGACACCTTCAGTACGAATAGAACCACTTACCATAGGCTGTGGTGGTTTAACTTGTTCACCAATCAACGTGAAGAAAGCACTTGGAGATTCAGAAGCAATCTCTTGCATACGTTGAACAGAGATGCCTAGTTCTCTGGACTTACGTTCAATTTTGGATTTAGCTTCAGTTCCAAACTTATCTTCCAGTTGACGATTAACAGAGTCGAGGTTCTGCTTAACTGTATTGTTACGCTCTCGTTCTGTTAGTGTCTGTTCAACAAGGCTTTTTAGTGTATCTTCACTCACTTCTCGGCTGGTGTTGCCTTCAGTTTCAGCGCCACTGTTATTATTATTGGACTGTACTTCAGATTTTACGTTAGTGGTTTCCGCAGCCTTATTCTGAAGTTGTTCGAGCAGTGTCTTAGCGTAGTCTTGTTTACTCAAGTCTTCTCTTAGTTGAGCTAGTTGACTTTCTAGGTCATTAATATAAGAGTCAGCCTCAAGCTTTCCTTTAGCTAGGGTTTCAGGATCACGCCAATGCTCTCCCTTAGTCTCTACAAGCTTATTCAAAAAAGACAACTGTGGTTGGCTATCTCCAAGAACTTGCTCTGTCTGATTGTCCTGCTCGGTTTCAGAACCATCAGTATTAAATACGGACATAGTTATTCCTTTTCGAAGGTAATTAGATCAATGATGTCATCAATTACTTGGTTGTACTCGTTGACAGCTATTTGACGAAGTTCCCATCCAGGCTCTCCGTAATCCCTAACACTCTGCTTTCTTTTGTAGTGAGTGTTAAGAATATCTTTCAGTTCATCGAATGCGGTTCTATAGTGTAGAACTTGCACTCTTCTCTGATCTTTGTCTTCATGCTTAGTGCCTCTAAACCAAACTTGTTTCATTAGATACCTAGCTCAGATGCTTGCATAAGATTTTCTTCATTGACAACTTGAGCATTTTGAACTTGCTCTTGAGTCTCAAGCTGTTCCGCAACAGCAATGTTTTCAGAGAAGAGCGAAGGTTCGCCCAACTCCTCCGACAAAATCCTAGCAAGCTCTTTACCAGATAGGTGAGCTGCAACACTAGGATCTGTTGCTTTAATTTGGAATAGTTGTGTGAGATTTTGTACACGTCGTGCTCTTTCTGCAAAGTGTCTCGCACCAACAGGGACAATTTTTCCTGATGCGATAATGTCATCTTTTGTGATCTCTCTAAAGAAAGCGACACCAGTTGCGTCATCGATTACTCTTAGTGTGTCGCTCATGTTCATATATCTACGAGCTACTTCCAGCATTGCATTGAGAATAGGTTCAATGAAAGTTCTTTCAAAGTGAGCCGTCTTGTGTTCAAAAATTCTAGAAGCTGAGTTCTGTAGAGTTTGAACTTCGAAGGCAGTCTTTTCACCTGGAGTTCTAATACCCATTGCTTGTCTTGGAGCACCAGCCATTTCCTCCATCTTGTTCTCAAGAGCATTAATCTGAAAGTCAGCCTGTAGTGCTGTACTGTCAGGAACAAGGTATCCTACATCACCTTCTTCTCCCAGATAAATTCTAGCTCCAGGTTCAAAATCAAAGTCTTCAACGTCACCTCTTATCTTCATAACTGGATACGCAATCTGATCAAACACATCTGCTTTTAGATTTTCTAAGTGGTCAATACGATATTGCATACCCACAAGATTATCTAAAGGACCCATTGCGTAGAGATTGTCTGGCCTTGGTCTCCACCCTGCATGAAACACGGGGGCAGTGCCTAGCCAAGATGGGTTCTCTACATTGTTTAGAACGTAAGCCCTATCGACAACAGTAATAAGTCTATCGACAAGGAGTTCATCTGTAGTGTAATCGTATATGTCACCATAGAATGTTAGTACCTCCACGTAATCCGATTCATAATAGTGCTGAATAGAAGAAAATCCATCCGCAATAAAACCGTCGGCCTTACTAACATTTCCGTCAGAGCCTCTAACAGCAGCCCTAACTCCAGTCATCCTCTTAAAAACATCATTCATGTAATCATTAGAAGGACTATCTTTAATCATTCTCTTAATCTCACCAAGAGTTTTGATACTCTTAATGATCTTAGGTGTCTTGTCAAAAGACGCAGCTACAGGATTAAAGCAAATATCATAAGGAGAAACTCTTACAAGCTTAGGTCCAACATACTGAGGCGTGTATTCCCCCTCTTCTGTAATCTTGTATCTGTCTTCCCACTCTACTGTGGCAAAGCAATTACCGTACTGAATGTAATCGTAAACCAAATCAGAAGCGATGTTGACAAAATCAGATTGTCTAATCTTGTTTTCCATATACGCTTGGATTGTGTCTCTCTTACGTTTAAGATTATCCTGTTGGGTGTGTGCCTCAAATCTCATCCACTTGTTCTGTGGAAACAAGGAAGCAAAATAGTTAGCATGGAGATTATCCATGATCTGAGTCAGCTTAGGCGTAGTTGTGGTGTTAGACCAAGGTAAAACAGCATTAGACGTAGTACTAGTGCTAGTTGCATAGAGGTAGTTACGCAACTCCTTCCATTCTTCTAACTTAGTAGAACGTAGGTTATCCCACTCACGCCATTTGTTACCAATCTCAGTAGCCAGTTGGTCTGGATTGATAATGTTTTCTAAGTCTAAAGTTTCGCCTGCCATTAAGCTGCACCTCTAAATTTACTGTTAGCCCAGATGATGTTGCTCTTCTTATTTCTAATTACACTTGATGATGGTTTTATTGCCATATCAACTGCTGAAGCTAAAGCATCAATCACGTCATCGTGGGCTGGATTTCGTGTGCTTAACTCTTCCTCTAGATACTGAGTGTTGCCACCCTTGTAGTGCCATATCTGAAGATTATCATACCTAGGTTCAAGCACAGCAGAAATACGTTCTTGTTTATTACCCTGTGACTTATTAGGTCTGAACTCATCTACCGACAAAGACAAACCATGTTGTCTAATCAAATCTTTTAGTTGTCTTACAATAGCTGATTGAGCTACCGTAACTTCTGCTCTAATCTTACGAAAAGACCACTTCATTACCAATTGAAGTATATGGTCAAAGTAATCATTGATCCGATCTGTCTTAAACCTATCAATGTCCAATACATAAACATTGTTCTCGGAATCAATACCTATAACTACAATTGCTGTGTAGTCTGCTTTCTTACTGAGAGAAAATGCAAAGTCTACAGCAGCAAATACATTTAACCTATTAGATTTATAGTACCATACTCCATTATCTCTTGTCAAGAACTTTCTTTCAAAGTACTGAAATTTTTCTTTACGGACTGGTACATTGTCTGGATCAGTAGGATCATTGTAGTACTGTGCTCTAAACTGGCCACGATCTAAATACTGCCCTCTTTTTTTAGCTAGAATCTGCCTATCAAAACCGAACCACTTACCGTCTTTTCTCTTTTGCCTAGGCCACAGAAACTCTCCTGCTCCGTCCCCTTCGCTTTCTACAGCCTTTTCAAGTACCTCGTAGATACTCTGCTCAGTTTCCTTCTCTCCGTTGTCATCATAAATATCTTCAACCATCTGCATCAGGTCGTTGTAGAGGTCTTTGCTGTGGTACCTAGTTCCTACGACCCACTCTCTTGCGTCTGAACCTTCGATAGATGAGAGGAGAGAATACTGACTTTTTACTTTTTCTCGCCCTTCGAGTGTGTAAGCATTTTCGTAAACAACAATATCATCTAGTACCGCGATATCACAGTGTAAGCCAGTGAGAGAAGTAGTGAGACCTCCTGTAAAAACTGAAGGGTCTCTAATGTTTTCTTTCTTACGCAACGGGTGGTCTAAACTAATCTCTGATACTGTCCACCTAGTTCTCTTTCCTTCTTCTTCGTTAACATGCTCTGGCCAGTATCTTCTGTATATAGGAGAAGTTAGAATGCCTTTAATGAAAGACAATTGTTTCTCAGCTAGGTTAGCTGTAGCGGAGATATACAGAACTCTAAGTGTAGGATCTTTTGTAATCTCCCAAGCTACTCTGTAGGCAATAAGTCTACTCTTGCCGTGGTCACGAGGAAACAACAGAAGCTGATGAGACTTAGCATCCTCTCTTGTCCACCAAGAGATTACATCCTCATGGCACTGACCTAGTACTTGTTCAGGAGCTACAAGGCTAATGAAAGTACTCAGATCAGATTCTGCTGCTTGCCTTATTTCCTCTAGCATTACTTACCTTGCCTATTGTACTTCTTAAAAGACCTTTTCTTACTTTTATTGGTAGGTCTAGACCTTACAGACATTCCAATGCTAGTTTTCTTTTTGACAGGTGTTGGTCTTTGAGCCGTACCAATTGTGTTTCTACTTGACATACTCAACTCTTACTGGTTAGTTTGTTTAGTTCTTTTTCATGTTCCTGAACCTTAGCTATAAGAGTAGCTACTTCGTAGTGCTCTTGCTTTAGTTTATCGGGGGAACTCATGGATGCTAGGATATCTGTCCTATGTCTTTGCATTTCTGCTGCTGTGTTTAACTTGTCTATGCTGTGTGCTTGGTTTCTTATGCGTTGTTCTATATCTTCAAGGTGCGAAGTTAGAGTTAAAACTTTTTGTTTAACAATAGCTGCGGCCCCTACCACACTAGCTAAAGCTGTACCTAGTGTGAGGAGAAATCTGAAATCTAGTTCCATACTTTACCCCTCTTAAAATCATGGTCATCCTTTGAATTTTCTTATT